CTAATGGTGTCTTATCGTTCACGAATTTAATCTCAAATAGATTTTTAGAAGTAGGATAGTAGATCAGATCGCCTTCGTTTGGATAAGATAAACCAACAATATATTCGAATCTTTCTTTAGAGACTACTAATCTTAATCTGTCTCCAACTGTAAACCCGAATTTAGAGATTAATTCACCATCTCCTTCGAATCCTTCGAAATTCTCGATATACATTTCAATAGTGTAATTTCTAGTGAATTTAGAAAGATAATCTTCACGATATAATTGATCTAATTTAACTATTTCTCTAGGTATATAAACGAAATCAGCCCCACCAATTTGAATAGATTCATTAACAAGAACTTGTAATAAATTCTGTTCTTCTCTTGAACCGATTCCTCTTCCTGCTTGGAAATATTTGTTAGTTGGCATATTTTATCCAATAAAAATATCGAGTGGGAGTTGCAGATCTCTAGTTAATTTTGTTTCTAATCTTTCGATATCTGTAACAGCTTCAGAGTAAATTGCTTCTCCATTTAATGTAATTCCACCAGGAAGATTCATATTTCCATATTTCTTAAGATTCTCGCCCCACTGTTTTTTAATTAGAGCAGTAGTATATTCCTTAAGGAATTCGTCCGCCCAGATATCATTAAATGTATTGACGTCTAATTTCTTGTAGATTTTTAAAACAATACTAGAAGATTTTTCTTTAATTAAAGATAGAGGTTCATTAAATCTAATTCTATTCGTTTTTCTATTGAATTTGAAAGAATTCAATGGAGAAACAGTCATTTGAAGAGTAGATAGATACGATTTCATTGAATCTAAATAAGCCAAATTATTACCTATAATATTCGAAGTATTATAGAAATCATTCATATAGAATTGATATTGCGCATTAAAAAGATCGCCACCACCAACACCAGTTGAAACATCGTTGCCAATAGGAAGAACTGAAATTACAGAGAACACTTTTTCTTCAAGAGTAATGAAACCATTTGCAACATCCGAATCAGTAATTGGTACGATTAGATAATCTTCTTCTACACCATCGAAATGATAGTCGAAATATTTTTCTATAGCATCATCAATTCTATCATCAACTTGTTCTTCTGCAACGTTAATTTCTATTACAGGAAAACCGAGTCTTCTTAAACAATAATCGGCGAATTCTTCTCTAGTTGTTGGTATGGCCATCGATCTCTCCGATATTATTTATAAAAACAAAAAGAACCCTGTATTATAGGGTTCTTCATCGTTCGCAGTTATAATCTATATATTATTCTTTAATAAAGAAACTTAATTGAGATAATTGGATAGGAGTTAAACTCACTGATTCTGGTAGAGATTCGATAGAGAATGGTTCGAATGGTAGTTCAACATCTTCTGAGAGAAGAGGATTGAATTCTTCTACGAATGCATCAATATTATCATTAGTTACAACAACATTACCGTCTTGTTCTACACCATACTTTTGAACTAACTTCTGTCTAGTTTCTTCTAGATCTGTTAATTCAGAAGCGATAACCTTCAATACTTTCGAAATTCGATATGCCAATGCAATAGGTAATGTGCAATTCGAAAGTGCAACCAGAGCTTGTTCAGAATTCTTTAATTGTCCGAGCTTCAATGTCATGTTTTATAAATCTCCTATAAATATATTTATCATCATTAATGGATCTACCCACCAACAGAAATATTTATAGGAGACAAATTTTGATCGGAAAATTATTGTTTTCTATTTGTTTATCATCTATTGTATTTGGATATGATGTAACTAATAGAAATATAAATTGTATGACCGAAGCATTATATCATGAAGCTAGAGGCGAATCTATTAGAGGAAAGATTGCAGTCGGTCATGTGATATTGAATAGAATACATCTAGGATATGGAAAGACTCCTTGTGAGATTGTTTCTCAGAGAAAACAATTCTCTTGGTATGGTAAGGGATATTCTGTCAAAGAGACAGAGAAATGGAATGATTGTTATAGATTATCTAAAAGAATTCTTCTACATAAAACTATCGATCCAACAAGAGGATCAATTTTCTTTCACGAGAAAAAGATCAAACCTAAATGGAGATACAAAAGAGTAGGAGTTATTGATAACCATGTATTCTACAAGTAGTAGATATATCTATTACTTAAAACGGCTACATACCTAGTATAACGTGTGAAGTCAAGATTGTCAAGTCTTTTATTACTGCAAAGATATCAAATAAAAGACTTGGTTATCTATGTGAGAAGTAGTATAATAGTATTATATGAGCGTACTTGTAGATTCAAAATATCTATCTTTGGTTTCACCGAAATTAGAACATTTTAAAAAGAAGACAGATGTACTATGGAATTTTAAATGTCCTTATTGTGGTGATTCTAAAAAGCGAGAATCTAAATCTCGAGGCTATGTTTATAGGAAACATAACGACCTCTTTTTTAAGTGTCATAATTGTATGAAGGGCACGACCTTCTCTAATTTTCTACAATTCTTAGATCCCATTTTACATAAACAATATGTCTTCGAAAGATTTACATCGGGAGATAATCATCCGAATCACAATTATAAGAAACCTATTTTAGTATCTTCGACTGCTAAGAATAGATTTCAAAAGAAAATAATTGATTACAATATCGGATTAGAGTCCATTTCAAATTTGCCAGATGGGCATTATGCGAAAGAATATATCAGATCTAGGCTTATTCCCTTCGAACATTGGAATAAATTATTCTTCACATCAGATTTTAAAGAATTCGTTGGATCTATTAATAAAGAAAAATCTAAAAATTTGAAATCGAAAGATTCTAGAATTGTAATACCCTTCTTCGATCAGAAGGGAAAACTTATTGCAGTTCAAGGTCGTGCACTTGAAGATAATATTGCAAGATATATCACGATTAAAACGAAAGAAGATAATGACAAAATCTATGGCTTGGAAAGGCTAAATAAAAATATCCCGATATGGGTGTTTGAAGGACCGATTGATTCACTATTCGTTAAAAATGGTTTGGCTACTGCTGGCTCCGAATTATCTAAATTAATAAAAGACTTTCCGGAAGCTATATTTGTTTTTGATAATGAACCTTCTAATAAACAAATTATTCAGAATATGGAGAATGTGATAGATTCTGGTTGTAAGATTGTAATCTGGAAAAAGTCAAATACACACAAAGATGTTAATGATATGGTTATTTCTGGAATTGATATAGATAAAGAATTATCTGATTCTGTATATTCAGGTTTGGAAGCAAAATTTAGATATAATGTGTGGAGGAAAGTATAGAATATGTATACATATAAAGCAAAAATTGATAGAGTAATTGACGGTGACACTTTTGAATCTACAATTGATTTGGGATTCGGAGTTTCTGTTAGAAAGATGGTTAGATTGGCTGGTGTTGACACCCCAGAAAAAAATTCTAAGATTCTGTTGGAACGTGATTTAGCTTCTAGGGCAACAGCAAGAGCGAAGAATTTTCTAGAAAATAGAACAGTAACTGTTAAAACTGAGTTGGATAAAGATGATAAGTATGGTAGAGTATTGGCTTATGTGTACGAATCTGATAGAGAATTTCAAGCGAATCAATCATACAATTTAAAATTAATTCAAGATGGTTTAGCAAATCCTTATTTTGGTGGAAAGAAAAATGTATAAAACATATGATGAGATCGTGAATGTTAGATTAGTTTCTTATTCAAAACCTGGACCAGAATTCGTTAATCTTCTTGATACAGAAGAGATTAATACACTGACTAATCTTGTCTCTTTTTGTGCAAGAGTTTCTAATCCTTCGAATCAAAACAACACAGAAACTTCTGAAAAATTATTAAATTATCTCATTAAGAATAAACATTGGTCGCCATTTGAGATGGCAAATGTTTGTTTAGAGATCACTTCTACACGTGATATTGTGAGACAGATTCTCCGACACAAATCTGCATTTTTTCAAGAATATAGCCAAAGATATGCAGACCCAACTCAAGATCTGGAATTTTGTTTAAGAGAATGTCGACTTCAAGATACTAAGAACAGACAAAATTCTATCGCATTAGAAGAAGATGCTTATGGTTTGGTTGAGATCTGGAAACAGATGCAACTGGAAATTATTGAAAAAGCTAAAATGCACTATCAATATGCAGTTTCGCAAGGTATCGCAAAAGAAGTTGCTAGAGTAATTCTACCAGAAGGTAATACAGTCTCTAGGATTTATATGAATGCTTCTCTGCGAACTTGGATTCACTTCTTAGAAGTTAGAACTGGAAACGGAACACAGAAAGAACATATGCTGGTTGCACGTGCCTGTGTAGAAGCTATCAATAAGATTTTTCCTCATATCAAGTAAATATTATGAATAGAAAAGAATTCATTCTTATATTATTATCTCCTTTATTAGCTCTGTTTGGGTATAAGATTAATATCCAAAAGTTTTTCAAAAAACCATTTACATTTGATCCTGCACTGATAACATTGGTTCGTAAGTCCTTTCCTAACCTAATGGCATACGACATTTGTGGTGTTCACCCAATGTCTACTCCATCAGGTCTTATCTTTGCAATGAAGAACGAATACAGAAAGGATGTTCAATCATGAAATTCATAATTGACAATCTATTAAATAATGGATAATATCATGAATTACAAATACAAAGCATACGCATATGATTACGATAAAGAAGGAATAGTGAAATTCGATTCGGAACAAAATTGTTGCAGTTCATGTAATGACGATCAAGAATATGAGAATTTCGATGATGACCCATGTTGTTGCGTACATCAATTAGAATACATTGAAAAATATTTAGGAGTTTAGATGTCAGAAGATTATCTAGGGATTAAGATCGATTTATCAAGAGATTCAAACTTTGATGAATTAGGTTTGAAGAGATTAAAAGAATCATATATGAGAGAAGATGAGGACACTCCTCAAAAGAGATATGCATTCGTTGCAAAGACTTTCGGTTCTAATCCAGAACATGCACAAAGGTTATATGATTATGCTTCTAAACATTGGTTAAGTTTCTCGACTCCAGTTCTTTCTTATGGAAGAACAAAGAAAGGTCTTCCAATTAGCTGTTTCTTGGCATATATTCCAGATTCCGCAGAAGGATTAGTTGAATCTCTTTCAGAGACTAACTGGTTGTCTATGTTAGGTGGTGGAGTCGGTTTGGGCGTTGGTATGAGATCTTCTAGTGAAAAGTCTACTGGTGTTATGGCGCATATGAAGACTTATGATTCTTGTTCTCTGGCATATAGACAAGGAACAACTAGACGTGGATCTTACGCTGCATATCTTGATATCTCACATCCGGATATCATTAATTTTATGGAGATGAGAAAACCAACTGGAGATCCAAATATTCGTTGCCTTAATATGCATAATGCTGTAATGATTCCAGATTCTTTCATGCAGATTATTGAAAGATGTATGGTCGATCCTAATGCAGATGATTCTTGGGATCTTATCGATCCTGCTTCAAAAGAAATTAGAGAAACAGTTTCAGCGAAATATCTCTGGCAGTTACTTTTGGAATTGCGAATGATGACTGGCGAACCTTATCTAATGTTTATTGATACTGCTAATAATGCTCTACCTAGAGAACAATATAATAAAGGTTTGAGAATTAGACAATCGAACATCTGCGCTGAGATCCAACTATGTACAGATAAAGATCGTACAGCAGTATGTTGTTTATCTTCAATCAATATTTACAAATATGACGAATATAAAAAACAGTTCGATCAGCTGATTTCTGATGTTGCTGAGATGTTAGATAATGTATTGACAAAATTTATCGAAGAAGCTCCAGATACAATCGGACGTGCAAAATATAGTGCGATGATGGAAAGAGCAATTGGTATCGGTGTGTTAGGATACCATTCGTATCTACAATCAAAAATGATCCCTTTCGAATCTGTTGCTGCTAAGATTTTCAATAAAACTTTCTTTAAGACGATGAAAGAATATGCTGATACAGCTAATCTAAGATTAGGTAAAGAACGTGGTGAAGCCCCTGACATGGCTGGTTCTGGTAAGAGATTCTCGCATTGTATTGCAGTCGCACCAACTGCTTCCACATCCATCATCATGGGTAACATAAGTCCTTCAATCGAACCACTTAGAGCAAATGTATTCAGACAAGATACTCTATCGGGTTCTTTCATTCATAGAAATCATGAATTAGAAAAAGTTCTTCTAACAAAGGGTGTTGATATGGAAGAAACTTGGAATTCAATCGTATTGAATGATGGATCTGTTCAACATCTAACTTGTTTAACAGATGATGAGAAAGAAGTATTCAAGACTGCGATTGAAATTGATCAACGTTGGATTATCGAAAAAGCTGGAGATAGACAGAAGTTTATCGACCAAGGACAATCTGTCAATCTATTTTTCAAACCAGATACAAGTGTTAAGTATCTTCATGCTATCCATTTCTTGGGTTGGAAAGCTGGGTTGAAAACGCTCTACTATTGTAGATCTGAAAAGATAAAGAAAGCCAATAAGATCTCACAGAGAATCGATAGAAAGAGAATCGAAGATATTGATATTAAAGCATTAGTTGATGGAGAAGGTTGTATTGCTTGTGAGTAGATTATAAGCTATAATAGGTATAGGAATCTAATGAAAAAGAATAAGTTAAAAATCACAGATAAAAGATCTACATTCAAACCAATGCACTATCCCTGGTGTTTTGATGCCTGGAAGACTCATGAACAAATGCATTGGTTGTGGACTGAAGTAGAGATGATGCAAGATATTAAGGATTGGAAGGAGAAGTTGACAGCTTCTGAAAAGACTTTCTTGACTCATATCTTTCGATTTTTCACACAAGGAGACATCGATGTCTCCGACGGGTATGTAACGAACTATCTTCCATTCTTTCCTCAACCAGAAGTAAGAATGATGTTACTCGGATTCGCTGCCCGTGAGGCAATCCATGTTGCCGCATATTCTCATCTTGTAGAAACTCTTGGTCTACCGGAAACAACTTATAATGAATTCTTAGAGTATGCTTCGATGAAAGAGAAGCATGAATATATCTTCTCACATAAGGGTGATGACACCAGAAGTATTGCTAAAAATATTGCAGTATTTTCTGCCTTCACAGAAGGCATGCAATTATTCTCATCATTCGTTATGTTGCTTAATTTTGCAAGACACGGCAAGATGAAAGGAATGGGGATGATTATTCAATGGTCTCTATTAGACGAAGATATGCACTCTGAATCTATGATCCGTTTATTCAGAACCTTCATCGAAGAGAATAGAGAAATTTGGGATGATAGCTTGAAATCGCAGATCTATACCATTGCAACTAAGATGGTTGAATTAGAAGATCAATTTATCGATCTCGCCTTTAACATGGGTCCGATGGAAGATCTTACACCTGATGAAGTTAAGAAGTACATTCGATATATTGCAGATAAGAGATTAATTTCCATGGGTATGAAAGGAATCTTTAAAGTTAAGAAGAATCCTCTTACTTGGGTAGATGCGATGGTTGGAGTTGGACACACAAGTTTCTTTGAGAATCGGAGTACAGATTATGCGAAGGGTGCTCTGTCAGGATCTTGGGAAGATGTTTGGAAGTGAATATGGAAAAAGAAGAATATGTTTATGAACAAAAAACTGGTCTTCTAGTGATTATGTTTTTTGTATAAATGAAGAACTCAATTTTACTATCTGGGAAACTCCAGATAGTATTCAATTCAGATTCTTTGAAAAAGAACATTATGATAGATATTGTAGATATCAATTAGAGCATTATACTGTGTGACCATATGAATCTTAAAATTTTGCCTGTATATGATGCATCAAATGATACTTGGATTGTTTTTGACGAGAACGGACAGCAACTGACAGTCTCAACAAAGGAATATACAAAATTATATTTGTCA